AATTATCAGGTGTACACATTAAAATCACCCCTTGTTCTATTTTTGTGTCATAAATACAATCATGGGCTGTAGCGTAAGCCGCTAATTGTAGTTTGTAATCTTCGATCCACTCATCCTTCTTCGGTTTATTAGATTGTTTAAAGTCAACTATACTGTCTCTTCCTTGATATATTCCACATAAGTCAGTAGCACCAGCATATAAACCTGGATAATGTAATACAACTTCAGAACCCCAAATCTCATGTAAATCTCCAAATCCTTTCTCAATTATAGTTCGTGCCATGCCACCCGCCGCCTGCCCCAAGTCGCTTAAATCTAGCAGCCCTTGACCGTTTAAATGGGCTTCTAAATAGGAGTGCATAGCTGTACCCCTTGACGCAGCTAAGTTTTTAATATTATCAGCTTCAACACTTCCAACCTTATCTTTCCACTTCTGCAAGGACTCACGTTTTTCATCCGATTGCGTGGCAGCTAGAATAGTGGTTACAGATGGTAATTTCTCATCACCAACTGAATAATGTCTTTCTTCATCAATTAAAGATCTAACAGATTTAGGATATATGAACTGTTTATTCCACTTCATTAATATTGAATCTCCATTACTGGTTTTTCTTTATTTGATTCATCATATAAAAATTTAATAGTTTGTTTAACGATAGTAGTTGTAGGATCAAAAGAAATATCTTTTGAACAACTAACAGATAACAAAAATATAAATATGTATTTCATTAATGTAATTTTTCATCCATTATTATAAATTTTTCTTCATACGCTCGTAATATTGCTTTTTGCATTGATAATGGCTTTCCTTTAATACATTTTAACATTTTCTTTCTTTCCTCATACCAACCAATTTGTTTTAATGCATCTATATCTTTATGTACATCCACATCTAACATACGTAACATTCTTTTGTTCATAATCCCTTCTCCTCATAAAGTTTTAAGATAGAAATACATAATTGTTTAGTGACCGCACTTTTCATTTTATTAGCTTCATTAGATATAAAAATAATATTATCTTTAGTATATCCAACTCTAGGATCTAATCGATCAACACTCATTGCATTTGAATAACCATGATATCTTCTTTTTTTAGAATCTTGAGCTCTTTGCAAAACCATTTTAATTCCCGTTAATCTGCAACGATATCCAAATTGTTTTTTATGTTCTTCCCACATTTGAAGAAATTCTTCTTTAGTAACATAACATCTATGTGGATCTTTTTCTTTTTCAGACAAACCCCTATATCTTTCATTTTTATATTTTTTCTTAATTGTATTATAAGTATTGGTTAAATATCCAATTTCAGTATTTGAATACGCTGTATCTTTTATTTTTTTACATTTTTTACAAAATGTATGGTAACCATCTTTAGTAGATTTCATTTTACAAAAATTTTTTTCAATATTTTCATACACAGTTTTACAAACAGTGCATTGTTTAGGTAAATCTAAATTAGTAAGTAAATTATTTAAATTAGGGGAAAGTGTCATTTTTTTCTAACTCTATTATTATTGGATCTTTCCATATCAGGCCATTTACATTGTATAATAATTTTTCCTGTATCTGACCAAATAACTATATCATGTCCATATTTTTTAGTATGAATCCAATGTTGTCTGTAGGTAGGTAAACTTATTATTGTATCTGTCTCTCTAGGCATATTTTATTATCTCCTTTGTCTATTTCCTTAAAACCATAATACTCTAGTGCATTAGAAATTAAAGGCATGTTGTATCCTTTAAAATCATCAAAGATGAATCTTGTATATTGTTCACTTCTTTCAGCAAAAAAGATTGCTTCACACAAAACATGTCTTGTCATATGAGGTCCGTCAAAATGAACCAGATGAAAAGGGCCATATTCAGGATAACGTCGCATAAACTCTTTATCAGTCATATGAAATAATTTAAATTCTTTATAATCAGATAAATCTTTCTCTAATTGTAATCTCATTTCATTTGTATAATCAGCAGTATAAGAGGGAGAATTATCATAGTGTTGATATTTTAAATTACCATAAGGATCTATTCCAATATGCATATAGTCCCCTGTCGCCTGCCCCCTGATACCATCCATAATAATCTTGGAACCAAGTCCCTCGCGTACACCTATTTCACAAGATAATACATTAGAAGTTATTTTAAGACCTCTTACCCAATTATCTAGTAAGTTATAATCTTTACTATCTCCTCTAATCATTTGTATACAATGATAGTTACAATCATTATTAACCAGGCAAGAATAATAACCAATGCCCAAAAACTAGGTTCGTGATTTCTTAGATCCATTTTTTTTCTTTCCAAAGCAATCCCATTTCTTGTGGTATGCTTTTAATAGTTTTGCTATTGCTTTTTTATAACTACTTAGTGTCATTTTTCTCCTTTTCTTTTTGTAATGTTTCTATTTTATGTGGAACTGTAATTACATCTTTGTATGTTATTTTTATACCACCTATTGTAAATAATTCTGGACCAAAACAGGTAGTTAACAACATAAATAATAAAAATATTAAAAATATTTTCATTAATTTATTCCTTTTGTTTGTTCAAGGTCCTTCATAACATCTTCTGTGATATCAACTTCACCTTGATTATTACAGTAATCACAGTCTATTGGTTGTTTTTTTCTATCATCATGGCTAAAGGCGTATACAAATCCATTGCCATTACATTTAGGACAAATTATTTTTCCACTCATATTAGTTTGTTGTAATTACGTCAGCAAATTTTCTTTTACCATTTGTTGTGTAATTCCAAATTATTCCTTTCTTAATTAAGTTATAACGTTTTAGTTTTTGAAAAGTTTGTTCAGGATCAAATCCAGCAAACTCACACAGTTCTATAAAGTCTTGATTATAGGTTTTACCCCACCATTTACATTCTCTATGTTCATCTCTACTCATTGCAACTGTACAAATACCAAAGGTATCTTGTATTGCTTGCATAAATACAGCGCGCCAAAGTTTTTGTTCTGGTGTAGATTGTTTTCCTTCTGTTTCTAAACTATTTAAGTTTTCCATTTAATGTTCTTGCTTTCTCGTTAACTAATGTTTTTATTACTTGACTTCTACTTAACTTAACATCTGATTTAAGTTTAGTTTGAAGTTTCGTTACAACTGCATAAGTGTCATTATCAACAGTTATGTTTTTGTATTTACTAAAGTCAGTCATTTGTACCTTTCTTGTTTGTTTCTTAATATATAGGATATTAATATAGCTTTGTCAAGCTATTGTTTTCTGCCTTGTCCTCTATATTCTTTTCTACTATTATGTTTATTAGGACTTTTAGAATGACGTCCGGGACGTTTCTTATTAGTTTGTTGAATAAATTTTCCGTTACCAAGGTTGACTTTTCTTGCCATGTTTTTTTATAAATTCTTTATCATCATTACTTAATTTCATGTACTTTATAACGCCGTTAACAAATTGTCTAGTATCTTCGCCACAATTTGTGCATCTATAATAATCATGTACGATTGCAACGAGAAACGCTTCTTCCTTACATTCAGGGCAAATGCCAAGAACATTATCAATAAATACAGAAGGTTTAAATTTAAATTTTTCCATTACATTACAGTGTAAACTATTCTACCATTTAATTTTTGTGCATTCAAATATTGTTTTCTATTATATGAATCATTGTAACTACAATGAACCCATCCAGAGTTAGGATCATCAGAAGTCCAGAATTCAAGTATACATTGATCGTAATCAAGATTTTGTACGATCCAATCACTTAAATCTTTATTATGTACACCAAATATTTCAAAGTCGGCTGCTTGTCCTTTGGTATGTTGACTAGTTGCAGATGATCCAATTGCTTCACAAAGCGCTGCTGATCTATATCCAGATGAAATGGACACTGGCATTTTAAAATGATTTCTTAATGGTTGTAGTATATTTTTACAAAGTAAAATTAAATTTGTTACTTGTTCATCATTTGGTGTATTATCTATGCCAAGTCTAATTGCTTCTTGAGACTTTGTTAATTCATCTAGTGTAAAATTTTCACTTAGTTTCATTTCTTAATTTATTTATTACCTCTATTACGTGTTTCTCATATTGTTTATTTGTAGAAAAGTTATCTAAAGTTTTAGCCATAGCAATAGGATCTCTATTAACTGTAATTTCTCTAACTCTTCTAAATTCTGCATACACTCTTTTCGTATTTAGAATTTCAATGTAATACTTAACAGATTCGCACTTACTTTTAAAGATCCTGACCCTCCAATCTATTGAATCAGGTTGCCTATAAGGCAACATTCCTTCTTTGGACCATACTCTTATACCAAAAAGATTGTTTCCTTCACGTGCAAATCGTGATCTACCATAGTCACTTTCAACAATAGCCTGAGCTACTATTAGTTCTGTGTTTATTCTTTGTCTTCTTGGGATGTCAAAATTTAAGTAATTTATGCAGTTTTTAAGGGAGGATATGAATTCTTTGTCGTTTGAGTACTCAAACCTAGGAGGTCCAAATCCTAGTTGTTTTGCCCAGGCGACTGTTTCATTTTGAGTTTTCTTCTTGGCGACTGGATTTGGGAAAAATGTACCTAATACAAACGCTAGTAGAGCTACTATCAAATATTTTATTATTATATTCCTTATTGTCATAACATTTACATTTATTTGAGAGGCAGCATCCAACTGCTAGGTTGTTAATACAATTAATCTTGCTTAACTTCTTTGATTCGTTTAACGCCATGCTTGTCTACTTCTACTATGGCTTTTACTTCTTTGCAACTCCATGAAGTAACACTAGGATTACCATCACGTTCTACTTTTCTTTTTTGTTCTAAACAATCTGCAATATTAGCTTTAGGAGAATATCCTTCTAATTTTCCATTCATATACATTAATAATGCAAATACTGCTTCTATCATTTTTTTTCTAATTTTTTCATTATTGCTTCAATTTTAGCTTCTTGTTGTGCAATATAATAACTTACTGTAATGACCTGTGCTAGTATAAAACTAAAATAAATAACCAACATTTTTGGTGAAAAATAAGATTTAATTTCGTCTATAGTTTTTTTTAATACAGCTATTTCATCACCATGATCTAATACGACCCTGTGTACATTTTCTAATAATCTAAAAGTTACTCTATCTTGATCCATTACTTACCTCGTAATGTATCTAATTCCTTCTCTAGTTTATCTACTTTCTTTTCTAATTGAGCTATTAATACTTTAGTGTGTACGTTTTCTTCTAGTTGTTTAGAGTGTTTTTCTATTGATTTAGCTTGATATTCAATCAACATAAATAATTCTTGATTCTTTGGAGTTTGATCTGCTTTCTTAAGAAGATCTTGCGACATTAACTTTTCGTTAGTTTCTAATCTATTTAATCTTTCAACAATACCGAAATAAGTCCATACCGCTACAACAATAGCAGATACAATAGCAACTATATTTTTAATAGGTAATGCTACACTTGTTTGGTCGCTTAATTTAAACTCACTACTCATTTATCCTCCACTTGATAAAACATATTATCAGAATCTTCTGTTACCCAATCCTTGTTTTCCACATTCCATTTGGAAGTTTGGACTTTATAGTCCGGCCAATGTGTAGAAGTAGTAAAACTAGGCACGTTCCACAAAATACGATTATTAGGCATAATTGCGTAATTACCGTTGTCAAGAGCCAAAACATGCCCGCACTTGTGTTCGTGAGGTATTTCAGAATGTTCTGAATCGAGTATATTACTATCTGGATGCGCCCAGTCAATAGTAAATAAATATTCGCCATGAATAAATTTCTTATTTTTACTTAAGTATTTGCATCTTTGACCTTTTAAAAAATCAAAAACAATAACACTAGGATAATAACTAAATGAATTCCATAGCTGAAGATCGTCGAGATCTTGATGTTCCATCTGTCTTTGATACAAAGTAGCGCCGCTTCCTCTTTGAACAAAAGCAGAGATAGGAAGTCTCCAATAGATCGCACCGTTGCTAAGTAAACAATGAAACAACGTTGCACGCCCGCTAATACTCCCCAAAGCAAATACCACGCAGTCTTCAGTTTCTCCTTGATGTTCGCGTAAGTCATATAAATATTCTCTCCTTATTTTACAGTAGATTGGAGGTATATTTGCATTTAAATATGCCATAATCAACCATATATATCGCCCCAAGTTTCGCCGGATTCATAGTCTACTTTGTTTGGGATTGCCAAAGTAACGGCGTTCTCCATTATTTCAACAATCTTCTTTGCTTGATTGTCATCAACAACAGAAATATCTAGTTCATCATGTATTTGAATATGTGGAATGATTCCTTCTTTATATAAATCCAACATTGCTTTCTTTGTCATGTCAGCTGCAGATCCTTGTATTAATTTATTTAAAGCTTTGTATGTCATTGCTCTTCTAATTCTTCCACGTCCATAAGTTCTCTCAGCTTCTTCAAATGACATTGCAGTGTGCATACCAAATGTCGCTGGTTCCCATTTATTAAATCTACAACGTCTACCAAGTAATGTTCCAATAGATCCCGATGTTTGAGCATGAGCTGATGTTTTATTCATTAACTCTTTTACGAATGGAACGTTTGTATGATATTGATTAAATAAATTTTCTGCTTCTTCTTTTGAATTTAATCCAAGTTCAGCTTGAAGTTTAGCCTTACCCATCCCATAAAATAATCCAAGATTAATTGTTTTAGCCTGATCTCTTGATATATTTGCCATTTCAGCAACTGTCTTATGAAAGTCTACAGAGTTATTTTTAAATTCATCTACTATTTTTGTAACAGATTCATCAAAACAAATTGGTTCAGTTGTGGCTGCATAATGAACAACAAGTCTTGGTTCTTGCTGCGAATAGTCAAAACATCCCCACTTATGATCTACTTCTGGTAAGAATAATGATCTAATCATAGGACCTAATTCTTTATTTCTTGCTGGTATTTGCTGTAAATTTGGATTTGCATAACTAAATCTTCCTGTAACAGTTCCACCTTGATCTGATCTAATTGGATTAATGTCAGCATGTATTCTTCCTTTATGAGTAAACTTTAAAATTGTATCTATAAAAGTTGTATGTGCTTTATTTATTTCTCTTGCTTTAGCAATCATTTGAACTATAGGGTGTTTATGTTCTTGTAAAAAATTTTTAGTGAAGGATGGTGCAGATGATTTTTCGGTTCTTTCATAATGTAAACCAAGTTTATCAAAAACTGTTGCAATGGATCTTGCTGCCCAAATCTGGGGTTCTATCCCTGTTTCTTGTTTTATTTTTAATAATATTTCTTGCTCTTGTGATGTTAACTTTTGTTTCAGGAGTTTTGCTTTCTCTACATCAACTCGGACTCCTTTAAATTTCATATCAGTTAAACACGGAAATAATTGTGTTTCTATATCAAATATATTTTGTAAACTTTGTTTTTGTATCTCACGAGATAAAACTTTAAATAATTCTAGTGTTAACTGCGCGTCTTTCTCCGCATAATTACCTACATACATTGCAGGAAGTTTATACATTTCAGATTTGGGATCTATTCCCCAAGATTGAGCAGCCTCAATTAAAGCTTTCTCATCTTTTACTTCACCCAAAAATTCATATGAAATACTATTTAATGTATATGATAATCTATTTTCATCAATTAATGATGCCATAACCATTGTATCTACAATGTGTCCATTAATTTGGACCCCTGCCGCCCGAAGCCAGCACACATCATACATTGCATTGTGAAATATTTTTACATTGTCATTTGCACAAACAGATTTAATCCAGTCCATGACTTTATCTTTTTCTAAATTGCCACCACCTTCATGAGCAATTGGATAATATGCTGACCATCCTTCAACTGCTACAGCAATACCTACAATATTACCATTACCAATAATAGCACCTGATCCTCTTGACTTAAGATCAGGATCTTTAGTTTCCAAATCTATTGCAATATATTTATATCCTTTTAAATCAGGAAAATTTTCTGGACAAATCCATTCTTTCTGAGCTTCAAACATCTATGCTAATACCATAATTAAAAAACAATATACACACAACACTGTGAATAATCCTAAATCAAACACTGCCATCTTTCTTCTCCTCATTTGTTATAATCTCTTTCTACAATCATCTGTATGTAATGAATTGCTTTTTCTAAATCTTGCCTGCCGCCTTTGTCTTGATGCCTGCAAATATATTTAATTGCATTACCTTCTGCAAACAGTATCTTATTTTCATTTATAAATCTAGAAGGTTGTATTTTATATTTTTTATAATGTGAACCTCCCACCTGTTTAAAAAACACTTTGTTACTCATAGTATTGGATCTCCTGGTATATAGTTATAATAATCATCTATATCTGGTTGCATGATATAAAGATTTTCTTTTGCTCTTGTCACACCCACAAAAAACAATCTGTGTTCTGGATCAGAATTTCTTAATGCTGCGTCATGTATAATCTTTTCCATTCCTGTATATAAGACTACATTTTCGCACTCTTCACCTTTGACACCATGTATTGTGGATACTTTAATTCTTGCAGGTTTAAATAAATCATCACCACTATTTAATAATGATTTAATATATAATTTTGTATCTTCTTTAAAATTTAATTGCTCCCAGCTCCCCGTCACCTTGAGGCCATGATTTAGCATCAAGTCATCTAGATCTACAAGATCCACAGTATCTAATGATTTGCCACTAGAAAATCCATATTCAACATGACCCATGTTCCAATTTAAAACTTTATAAACAAACTTTGCTTCTTCAGATCCAACAGTTGCGCCTTGATTTAATCTATTCCATACTTGATATGCTTCTAACAATTCTTTAGATAAAACTGTATTAGTTTTACTATCAAATCTTAAATTTAAAGTAGTTAAATGAGCTTTAATTGGATTTAACATTTGATTAGTTCTAGCTATAATCATCCACTCCCCTTTACTAAAATCTAAATCTTCTAATCTTTGATCTTCAAAAATTTGTCCTTCGGCATCTCTAGGAAGCCAACTTTTAATCATTCTATTATCTACATGTTGTAATATATCTAATGCTTTTCTATGAATAACACGTGGACATCTTCTTGATTCAATTCTTGCATCCACTTCACCTTTTAAATTTATAAATATATCAGGATTAGCACCTTGAAACGTATAAATCGTTTGATCGTCATCCCCTGCAACGTATGATCTATCACATCTTGATTCAATGTAATTGAACATATCCCATTGCAGAGGATTCAGATCCTGTGCTTCATCCAAAAAGACAACGCTGAGTGGAGGGCATTTATCTTTCTCAATGAACTGTTTAATCATATCGGAATACTCAATCATTCCAGTTTGTTTTTTATATGATTTTAAATCGGCATCAATCTGTTCTGTTAACCATGTATCAACACTATAGTGCTTATCTAGTTCTATTGCAGCATCCATGATAGATATTTTTTTACATCTTGCGTATTCAATAATTTTCATATGCTCATTTTTATATGTTGTTGTTTCTGTATATGGATCAAATTCTGAACTAAAAGATAAATCTTTACAAATTTGTGAAAAGTTTTTAAATGCATTCCATTTATCTTCTTGAAGTAATTGTGTATTTGTATCTATATTTAATTGTCTTGTTCCTAAAGAATGCATAGTGCATATGTATGGAAAATCTTTCACTTGCGGAAATGCAGATAGTATTCTTTTTTTTGCTTCATTAGTTGCAGCATTACTAAATGTTAAATAAGCAATCTTATCAGGAGGTGTTTTATATTCTTCAATTTCTTTCTTTAAATAGTTATTGATTAAATGATATGTCTTTCCTGTTCCAGGAGGTCCTGGCACTATTACTCTTTTCATTTAAATGCAGGCTCCTTCATTGTATTTTCTGTAATAGTTGGTTTATCTACATTAATAGTTTCAATTTTCCATATCCTCATAGATTTTTTATCTAATTTTAAAACTTCTTCTTTTGCTTTAAATATTTCTGTTAACATTCTTTGTGTCTTTGCTTTTGGTATGTCCCAAGACTTACTTCTTTTTAAGAAATTATTAAAACTTTGATATTTAAAATAACTATGACCATTTTCTGTAAATGGAATACCTCTTTTAACATCTTCCATAGTTTTACCGGTTGCTCTATTTAAAAAATCACCCAATAATTCTTTTAACTGATAATCAAGTCTTGCCGCTTGTGGAACTTCTAATATTTTAAATGTATCTTTATTAGACATGATTTTATGTAATAGTTTTTTCCAAACCATTTTACCTATCGGCATCAATACTTGATTTAATTGGTCCATTACTTCCATAGAAAATTTATCAAATTCATGAAGTGTTCCTCTATCTACTTCAACTGGTTTACCATCAAGATAAACAATATAAATTGTTGGATGTGATGGATATTTTTCTATTCTTTCTATTTCAGGTGTTGGAACATTTTCTCCAACACCAAATTTTCTTTTAACACAAATCTTTGATTCACAAAAACTTCTAATAGGTTCTTGCTTACATTTATATCTATACTCTTTATTTAATAATGATTTAATAACTGTATTTTCAAGATTATTATCATCAATAGGTGGATTCATGTATTTTGAATTGTAACTATGTAATTTAGTTTTCCATTGATCTGGAAATCTTTTTCTTAAATAAACACCAACGTTAAACATAGTATCATTTCTTTTACCTTGCGGAACTTTGTCAGATAAAAGTGTAACTAAACAAGGAGGGGCTTCTAATAAATCATCATTATCAGTTGTTATGGGTTCTTTCCATTGTATTAAATCTTTTTCAGATAAAACTTTTTTATCATATAATTTAAAAAATTCTTCTAAAGTTAATAGTCCTGCATCATCTCCTAATGCACGTCTTACAGAATTGTCACCACCATGATAAGGAACATTTAACCAACTACCCACTTGATTCTTATCTGCAAGTATATAATCTTGTTTTGGAAATAATTCTTTACCAGCATGACCTAACATTGCTGCCATTGTTTTTAATTTTTCTCTAACCAAAGATGCTGGAACAAATTCTTTTACAAATAAAAATATATGTGCTCCACCTGATTTTGATTTAAAAACTATTAAAGGTAAATTTTTATTTTTTATTTTTGTAATTAATTCTTTGTGGTCCAAATCATAAACATCAACATCTAAACATCCCCATTTACATCTACTATCTTGTCTAATAGGTACAATTCCTAATGCAGGAAATTCACCATTTAAATGTTTTTGCCATAACATATCTGTTACTGGCTTATGCACCGTTATTGATTCTGCTTCATTCTTTCCATCATCTCTAATTTCTCCGGTCATTTTTGTTTGACCGTAAGAAGTTTCAAGACCAGCAAATATATTCTTAAATCTTTCTAACATGTTCCACTCAATTTGTTGTGGGTGGTGTTGCCACCACCCCTTAATTATTTATTTAGTTGCTAAACTTTCGTAAAAAGATTTAGCTCTTTTGTAGATTTTTTCATCTGCTACAGGGCCAATTTTAGATACATTGTATCCATACCATTGGTTTCCTTTCCCAGAATTCAAAACTGTACTTAACTTGTACATGTGACTAAATGAAGGTGGAGTATAAGATCCTTTTTGACCCTCCAAAACGATTGACATCATCATGGAATTCCACTTTCTACTTATTTTACCTTGAGATGAACTCATAGATATTAAAGCAGTTTCAGTGTTATCTCCGTCTACAATCAAAACAAAATGATTTCCAACTGTAAGAATATAATTACCATTTGGTAATCTATCTTTACCTGAAGGATCTTCAGTTGTTTTTGATTTTATATCAGAAGTATCTGGATAGATTTTTTCAGGTCTTCCTGAACCAGTTCCAAAATCTGACCATTCTTGATACTCTAACTTATAATGACATGGAATAACTATTATTCCATTTGCTCCATCATACAATTTTTTTGTAACTGTATTGAAAAGCATTCCAGGTTCAGCACCTTCAACATAATTTTGATTACGTTTTTGTGCTTCTCCTGAACCGTTTTGTAATAGTTTTAAAATAGGTAAAGCAATACTATCTTGCTTTACATTTTCAAAACCTTGATGCGCATCATTCTCAAATAATATTGAGGAAGGTAATGGCGCAGCTTTTTTTGGTGCTACTTGTTTTCCTGTTTCCATTTTTTATCTCCTTGTTATTTTTGTACTGTTACCTGCGTAAGTTTTAAATAAGTCAGAGGGCATATCCTGTCCAGCTTCAATACGCTCTCTGACTATTGCTTTGAGTGTCTGGGGATGAACACCGACTTTCTGGACTGGTTCAAACCCCTGACCTCGTGCAAGGACAGCATATTGTGCTGCCTTGTTATCTTCGCCACGACCAAAGGTAACGGTGATATCATTTTTAATAATATCACCTAAGCCGTTATTACGAAGCCATGTAAAAGCTTGTTCCTGAACTTCAGGAATAATAGCTGCACTGTAAAAAGGTTTTACTTCTACAGACTCACCATCTTTTAGCTTTAATTTTGTAATATGCATTTCCTGCATCATTGCAGGAATTTCTACTTGAGAAAGTATTTGTGCTTGTTCTTTTAATCTTTTAATACTTTCTTCCGCATTTAAAATTTCGTCTTCTAAATCTTTTAACTTTAAAACTTTATCAGATAAAGTTTTTGCAGCATCAATTTGCGTTACTGATTCTACTCTGTCTTGTTCAAAATTTATTGTCATGTTTTTATCTTTCTATTTTTCTGTATATTATAATCCCTTAAATTAATATTGTCAAGTGCTCGTTTCAGATTTTTGATACAAGTCAATTTCAATTGGATAATATCTCCTTTCTTGTTTATCCCATTTTAATAATTTATACTTGCCATTTGTTATATCAGAAACAATTGAACATGCAACACCAATTATTGCAGGATCACCTGTAAGTAGTAAATAATCTTCTGAAGTGTAATCTTTTAGCAACTGTCGTAACTTAAATACAACAGGTCCTGCACTTAATATAATTTGTGCATTTTCTGGAAGTAAAACTTTTAATGAACCAAATTGAGAAGCACCAATAATATTTATCTTTGGTCTTCCTTCCCTTGTGCCTGGCACATCTTGAATAACGTAAACTTTATTTTTTTCCATTCTTGACTTCTTGTATATTAATGTGTTATACTAATCAATAGAAAGAACTAACTATTATTATGCATTATAAATTTAAGACAAAGCCATTTGCACATCAATTAAAAGCATTAGAAATGTCTTGGGATAAGAAAGTATTTGCTTATTTTATGGAAATGGGAACCGGTAAGTCTAAAGTATTAATAGACAATATGTCAATA